GCACAGCCCCACCCACCTAACCGGCAGCCGTGTCCTACCTCGGGTGCCGGGTTTTTGGGCCTACGGGCGCGGTAGGGACCGCCAGAGAGCCTCGTACTTGTCTGCCGCCATGTTCGCCGCCCACGGGTGCAACTCGATGTGGATGCCGTGGTAGCGGATGCCGATGGTGTTGCTGGTGTGGGTGCGCCACGCCGCCCGGGAGCAGAGCCATGTGCGGCCGTAGTCGCCCGCCATGTAGTCGTTGACGAGGGCGACGCCTAGTTCGTCGGCGTATTTGGTGAACCACGCGCAGGCTTCTAGGGCTTCGGCCCGGTTCTTCGGGTTGTACCCCAGATCGAGGGCGAGCGCGGCGGCGTGTTGGGACATGGTGCCGGGCTGGTTCCTAATGTCGCGGATGACGTAGGTGCCAAGGTTGCTGAATGCCCAGCGGCGGCGGGCGAGCCGGGAGCAGGTTTCGGTGCCGGGTTTGGCAGTGCGGGCCGGGGTTTTGGCGGGTGTGTACGGTTTGCGGGTCGCCATCGTGTTACTCGTTGTAGAGGGCGGGTTTCAGGATGCGGAGGCTTTCGCTGCCTGACCCGGTCACGGCCCACAGTTCTTCTTGGGCTGGGATTTCCAGTTGCAGGGGTACCGCGTTTTTTTCGGTTAGCAGGCCGTTGGTGCTGGTGACGTCTGGGCCGCCTAGGTAGATGGTGCCTGCGCCGATGACGTGGATGTAGACGGTGCGCCACGCGTTTGATTTGGTGAGGACGCGGCTAGCGGTGGTGGTGATGGTGGCGGTGGTGGAAATCATTTGTCTGTTTTGGGTCCGATTATTGGGTCGACGGGGTCGCCTTTGCGGGCGGCGATGCCGTTGCCGACTGCGTAGCCGACGATCATGGTGATGATGGGCAAGCCTTGGTCGGAGTCGATTTGGCCGACTGAGATGAGGACGGTGACGCAGATGAGGGCTACGAGGGCTATGAGGGCTTTACTGGGGTTCTGGAGTGTCATTGGTGGCCTCGGGGAGTGCGGCGATTTCTTCGGGGGTTAGTTCCCGGGTGATGGTTTCGCCTGTTTCTGCGTTATAAAAAATCTCAATGCGTGGGTCACTCATTACACAATCCTATGTCCGTACACGGTGACGCTTCCCGTAATTGTCGAGGTTCCGAACGATGCAATGCGAATGCCGTCATACTGTGTGTTTACTTCGTGCTTAGCGACGCTGTTGCTAGGGAATGTGATTGCTGAACCCTGCAACTGCGTGTAGGTGTATTTGGCTAATTGTGGGCCGTACACCCACATTGCTGAACCGAACCCGTTGGTATTGCCGTAGCCGAAATACGCGTAGTTTTGGTTTGTCAATTGGTTGTAGAAAGCCCCCGCCGTTCCCCATTGAAAATACTGTTGAACAGCCTGCACGTTCAGCCCGGTGTTGGTAACTCCACCTGCGCGAAGTTGATAAATGACCGTTTCCGCTGCTGAAGTTGTCAGGTCAGCAACAATCAGGTAATTGCGGTATGTGCCAGTGAACACGGAATCAAGGTTTGCGCCGGTTTGCCCGGTGAAGGTAATGGAACCGACGTACACGAGGCCGCTGTTTGCCAAATACGTGTTCGTATCCGACGCAGTCAGAACCTCACCCGTCGTAAACGTCTTGATAGCCATAGTCAGTACCCCAGTTTATTGCTGTCTAGTTTGCCAAATACGGCATTGTCCAGAATCAAATACGCGTTCAAATCAGCGCCGGATACATAGAACGTGTACCGGGATGACGCGGGTGTGGCCGACATTGTCGCGCCCTCGATGATGCAAGTGAACGTTGTGCCGCGAAACGTGACGTTGACTTGCGTACCAATGCACCACGCAAACATTGGGTTGACAATCGGCACGGTCCCGGACTGATACGAAATCGAGTCCAACTTGAATGTTGATTGTGCCTCAGCCAAACACGAAATGGCCGTCAGCGCAAAGTCTGGGTTGTCATAGTTTCCCAACAAATAGTTTGCGTAGTCGGTTGCCTGACTAGTTGATGAGTGCAGCGTGTTGACCTTGTACGTTCGGAACGGCTCCCCGGCACCAACTTTTGTTGCGGTAACTGGTGACAACGCGTCTGGGTCAACCGTGACTTGCGTGTAGTAATTGTCGGCCCATGACGCAAACTCAATATTGTCAAACACTTGGTTGGTGGCGTTGTTGGCTGTGTCACTGAAATTTATGGCTGACGTGTAAACATAATTGGGCGACCACAACGTCACCTGATCAAACCCGATGCCGTCAATAATGCGGGCATTAGTGGTTAGCGCAGCCAATTGGACCCAGTCAGCCCATGTGCCGTTTACCGTGTATGCCGACAATGACGGGTTAGAACTGCCCGCAACACTGAGCGCAACACCGCTTTCCGTGCTTGCCGTTGACAACTGGGTTGCCAATGCCCCGGCTGACAATGCGTAACCGTCGCCCTGCATACGGCCCAACGGTGCAAACGCACCTTCACAAGTGATGGTCAGGCGGTCAGCGTTGCCGACACCGCCGCTGTACGGGATGCCGTACTGCACGGAGACGTTGTTGATGCGCCCCACCCACATATCGAGGCCGCTGGTTGCGTTGTCAATAATGACTTTTGTGCCGGCAACAAACTCTGGGATAGGTGATGCAAACCCTGTTGCGTAACGGATTTCAATGCGGGCCTGGCTTGCTGAGTATTGCTGCAATTGTTGCTGGCGTCCGACGCTGATGTTGATGGACTGCACATTGCTAGCAGTCACATAGGAAACCCCTGAAAGGTAACGGAAACGATAGTTCTGGGGCATTAGTAGGCGTTACTGACGGTAATTGGAATTGAGCCGTTTTGTCTCATGTACGTCCGCAACGCGTCAACAACCGCGTTTGGGTCGCCCCCATGGACGTTGATTGTGACACCGCCCATAGCCCCCATTTTGGACAACGGCACCACAGCCTCCGGGCCTGCCTCACCGATAAGCGCAAGCGTGGGGCTGGTCACAATGCCACCGGCAGCCATTCTGGGCACATTCAATCCGCCGCCTTGGGGTGTTGCGCCGTCATCAGAACCACGAATTTTGTCAATGATAAAACGGTCGAGATACCCCAATTGTGGAATTCTGGCAGCAGCACCCAACAACCTTGTTGCAACACCGCCAACTTTGTTGAACCTTTCAGCGGCTCGCGCCAGCCGGTCAAACGCAATTGACAACGCCACAATGCCGCCAGCCATCAACACATACGGGTTTGTTGCCATTGCAGCGTTGACAGCAACGGTGGCTGCGGCAATACCTCCAATAGCCAACGCAACTTTGGTGAAAATCTCTGGGTTGTTTTGCGCCCAAGACGCAAACTCTTGCAATTTAGGCAACGCTTTTTCAACAATCGGCAACAACGCCGCACCAATAGATTCTTTTGTTTCACTTAGCGACAACGCCAGACGCTTGAAGCCGCCCTCAGCGGTGTTGGCTGCTTCCTGTGCAGCCCCACCAAACGTGCCACCCAACGCGTAAAACACCTCGTCAAGTTCAGCGCCGCCCTTGATCATGTCCCGCAGCGACGGATCCAATTTGGCTAGCGCAGCCGTGTTTCCGCCGTATGCCTTAGCCAGAGCGTTGGTGACGGTTTCCAGCGGTTTGCCGGTGGCGGCCGCAATGTCCATTGCGAGTGTGGCCGCTTTTTGCGATTCCTCTAGGTCATAGGTGACGCGAGACAGCGACGCCAACGCCGGGCGCAGTTGATCGTCACTGAAACCCAGCAACTCGCCCTGTTTGCTGATCCAGTCCTCGACGGACTTGATTTGGTCGTCGGTTGCCCCGGTGGAAATACCTAACTGCCGGGCCAGTTCCTTTTGGGCAGCCGCGTCCTCCATTGCGCCCTTGGTGGCGTCAAACAGGGCTGCGCCCAACCCAGCCAACGCCGCCGCTGCTGGCACCGCTGCTTTCTTAATTGCAAACTGGGCTTTTTGGCCAGTGGTTTCTAGTTGCTTGAATTCTTTGACGGCTTTTTTGACGCCTGAATCAACAAACTCAGAAACAATCGGGATTGAGATGGCCATTAGCGGGTTTCCTCGTTGACAGTTCGCATCACGTCGCGCACTAAACGCTCAAATCCGGCTTCTAGACGGCCCCTGTTGGCTTCTACGGCCTTGGACAGCACACGGGTCTCTGTGGGTGCCACAGTGCCCAGAGAACGCCCTAGAGCGTTGTCTGTGCGCCTGCCAGCGGTCTCAAAAATGATGGCGCCCGGATCCGTTTGCTGAATCAGGATGACGTTGCTGGTTTTACGGCTGGTGTCCACCTTGACCTTGGCCCCGCGGCGGGCTTTGGCGGCAATGTACGGAAACAGGACGCGGCCTTTCGACTGCCACTGCCGGTTCATGCCCGACAACGGCATTTCGGGGTAGTTGCGCTGCGCCTCAGCAATGGCTGGCTGGGCAATGTCTTTGGCGTCACGGTTGAACTGTTTACGCAACTCTGGGTCAATCTTGCGTAAAGCCTTAATTGCGTCTTCAACGCCGACTAGCGAGATGTTGGCTGTGGTTGTCATCGTTTCCTCGCTTGCTCGTTGAGAATACTAACCACCGTGGCCAGTTCGCGCCCCTCAAACGGTATTTGCGGCGGCCAGTACCCCGTCGCCACCAGCACGGTGGCTAGCGCGTGTATGTACGAGCCTTTCAGGAAGGGTTTTCGGGTTCCTGCCCCACGACCTCGATAGATGCCAGTTTCTTGATGTAATCATCAAACACTGCTGGCACTGGCACATTGGACTGTTTGCAGGACTCAAACGCCATGAATGCCAAATCCTCGACACCGATACCGGCTGACAGTTCTGACGCTTTGCGCTTGTATTTGCGTTCCCATGCGACCACCACGAACAGGTTGGTGGTGACTGTGTAGTCGTCGCCGTCATTGGTGGTGACGTGCAGGTTCAGTTGCATTGGTTCTCCCTAGGTTGTGTGTAGGTCAGGTGACGTCGCGGACCCATGTGCCGCCCGTGAACGTGGCGGTGACCATGGCGAGTTCGCCGACGGTGCTGGCGATGGGGGTGAAGTTCTCCAGCATGGCGTTGGTGATGACGTATTCGGGGTTGGTGGCCGACTCTGTGGTGCCGGACGGGCTGATGGTCAGCACGGTGGTGCCGGTGCCCACGCAGGACGCGAGGATCCCTTCCACTTCGGATGCGCCGTAGGAAAGGAACATTTCCAGCGTCACCTCGACGCTCTGGAGGCCGCCGACGAAACGGTGCCCGGTGTCGCCCATTGCGGTGGACTCCAGCGGGTCGCTGCCGATGGTCACGGTGACGGAACGGCACTGATCGCTGAGGTCGGTGGTGGTGACGCCCTGCGTGATATTGACGGTGGCGTTGGAAAGGAATGTGCTGGTGGCCATGGTTGTCCTTTTGCTAGTTGCGCCGTACGGCTACCCGCACGGTGAGGTCGTATGTCGGCAGTTCCTGCCCGCCGCCAATAATCATTACAGACGGGCGCAGGTCTGTCACGGCTATCGCAGAATTCATGATTTTGTCGGCCTGTGTAAGCAGCCAGTCTGACGCGTCCTGATTACCGGGCGGTGGCGCGCAAACACGGATACGCAGCGTGATGTCACCCACGTTGTATGTAAACGCTTCCACGGTTGGTAGTTCCAAAAAGAACGTCATGGGTCGAGCGTTGCGTGGATCTGTGACAACCTCGTAGCCAAGGTTCAGGGCCACCAACGCGGTTTTGGTGGCGTTGACCGCGTCCCACAGGATGCCGGTGGCAGCCATTACGCAACCTGCGGACGGCCGACACCCAGCAACTGCAGGATGCGCCCAAGGGCTGACGGCACTGGGAATGTCCCCATTGAGTCAAACGATGCAAACGAATCAGCGGATCCGCGTTCGCGGTACAGGAGCGCGGCGTACATGATGGTGCCGAGGGTGACGTCCCCGCCGGGGCTGGTGGTGAGGCTGTCCTGCCCGTAACCAGACTCGACACGGCGACGGTACGCAAACGCATTGGCTGCTGACACGCACTTAGTTATGAACGCGGTGTCGTTTGCGGTGGCGACGGCAATTCCCAGCCATTCCTCTACGTTGGCGTTGGTGATCCATGTGCAGGTTTGCGTCCAAGTGACTGTGCCAGTCGAGGTCAGCACACCCCATTCGACGTCGTCGCCGACGTCGTAGTACAGCAGTTGGTTTTCGACGGGTTGGAGGACGTCGTAAAGCCATTCGCCGGTGTCGGCGTCGGTGCCCAGAAACTTGTATTGGGGGCAGGCCAGCACGGTGTTGACGCCGTCAAAGCCGGTGCCAACGGAGGCAACCGTGATGGATTGCCCCGGCTGGATGTCCGTGCTTGTGAGGGTTTGCACCACGGCGTAGTTGTCAAGCCGTTGCCGTGCGATGACTGTGTATACCGCCATTGGCGGCCTCCCTTACGCCTGCGTGATTTTGCGGATCATGCCCGGGATGGCAGCGAACGTGCTGACGTACCCGTGGAAGGACATGGTGCGCCCGAGCGTGGAGGGAACCTCGACGGACATGAGGCCGCGCTGCTGCTCGTAGAACTCGTACGCGTCGCCTGCGCCCTGACCGACGCGGGTGATAATCATGGTCTTGGCGGCGAAGTTGCTGTCCACGACCAGTTCGAGGCCGAGCGGGTTGCCGTTCCACGACACCGCGTTCTGGGAGCCAAGGGCGTTCTGCCCGGACAAGCCGTTGGCGATGAACGGGAACACGGGGCGGCCGGTGGAATCAGCCAGTTTGCCCAGTTGCGCCCAGACATCGACGCTGCAAAGCAGATGGGTCGGCATCCAGTTGCGGTTGGAGGACACGTCGTTGGCGGCGTCGTACACGCTGGTGAGCAGGTCGGCGAGGGTGCCGTCCCACACGCCCGACGAGGTTGCTGCGGTCAGCAGGTCATCGGCGCACTTGTTGTCCGACGCGATCATGTACTCACCCATGAGGTCGTTCAGGATCAACTGCATTGCTGCGGGGTTGGTGAAGTCGATGTCCTGCACCGACAGGGTGACCTGACCGGCGAGGGTGGTCTTCGTGACGCTGTTGGACGCGATGACCATCGTGGTGGCCGAAACTGCGGACAGTTCGGTCGACTGGGTGCCGACGCTGGTGTGCGTGGTGATGGTCGGACGAATGAACGTCTTCTGTGCGCCACCGTCCGGGTACGCGCGAGCGCCAACGGCGTTGACGGCAGGGCGCATGAAGTTGATGTCCTGCACCAGCGGTCCGAGCACCGGGACCGGCAACAGGCCCGGGGTGTCCGTCGTGAGGACGTCGCCGGCTGCGGCCTGCAGGGTGCCGCGCTGTGCCATGGCGGCTTCGCGGTACTGGGCGTTGATCTTGGCGAACGTGTCGCCACCGATGTGCATGGCGGCGAGGTAGTCGGCTGCGGACGGCATCCTGTACTCGCGCTTGGGCTGCGCGGGCAGTGCCGGGGTGGGGACGGCTGCGGCCTCGACGACCTCTGCCTGTGCGGGTGTTGCTTCCACGGGTTCCTCCTCTGGAACTTCTGGGGTTTCGGTTTCGTCGGGATCTGTT